ATGCAGGTACTGGTCAAATTTGAGCCTCGGTGTATGTGCTGCGGCGCAACGCCAGACGAAGATGGAGCGATGATTTGCGTTGACCACATCAAACCAAGATTAACGCACCCAGAACTTGCGCTAGATTTCAACAATCTCCAAGTGCTTTGCGAAGAATGCAACCACGGAAAAGGCAATTGGGACACTACCGATTGGCGGCCCAAGACAATCTAAACTAAACTTGTTGCGTTCACCTCCGTTAACGAGTATGTTTGTTCTGTCATCAATTACGGAGACTGACATGAAGAAGTTAACCGCCCTTGTTGCCCTTGCCCTAACTGCCACGAGCGCCGAGGCCGCAACCATTTTCCTTAAGCGCGAGTATGTCAACGGTCAGATTCGCCAATGCGTTTACGACTACTACGGTAACGATTACATCGTGAGCATCCCCGCGCACCAGTTGTGCAGACTGTCCATCACCGTTTAACCCTGCAAAACCACAGAGAGGTTTTTATGAACGAACTTGACCAAACAGCATGGGAACGATGGGTTGCCTACCGCGTTGCCATCCGCAAGCCCATCAAGACCGCCAGCGAACACGCGATGAAACTGAAGTTATCGCGATACGGCGCTGACCAAGATGCTGTGGTTAACCAGAGCATCAGCAACCAATGGCAGGGTTTGTTCGAACTCAAGGACAAGAAGAAGCCCGACCGCCCCCAGAAGTCACCGGAGCAGCGTGCAGCGGACGATGCGATGTTCATCGCCGGTACACCGTCGAGGAGGGCGCAGATACAGCCGAGCGCATGGAATGGCTCCGTGGTGTCGTTGCAATGCACCTGCGTGATGCGCCGGCGAAGGATGTGTTGGACAACCCGCATCTCCGGACGATGGTGTTTTGTTTGTTCGGCCCGCGTGGTATTGCACGGCTCAAAGAGCGGCAGGAGGTGCAGCCGTGACCCCGCATTGCAAAGGCTGCGTGTATCACAACAAAGGCGCAACAGGAACACGCTACGCCGACTGGTGTACGCGGCACAGCACGGTTGCCAAGAAAGCCCGGTCTGTCTGCATCCTGCAAGGCACAAAGGAGGTGCCGCGATGACCCGTACCTGCAAACAATGCGGTCAGAAGTTCTTCGGCGCATCGAGCATCCTCCAGCATCGCAGCGGCGCGTGCGGTGGTGAGGAACTGCTGCGGTCACGCGGTTGGGTTAAGACCAAGGTGGGTTGGGTATCGCCACAACGCGCCATGTTCGACGCGAAACGCCGTGGAGTTTGAGCGGTTAATGAGGAACAAGAATGCGCCGCATATCGATTACGGCGCGTTCCTCGGTCTACTCCCGAACAACCCAAAAGCCTGTCCCTGCAACATCGACGGAATTATCGAGCGCAAGGGCAAGTTCCTTGTACTCGAATGGAAGCGTCAGGGCGAGTCGATGTCCGAGGGGTTACGCCGAACCCTACAGGCACTTGCAGGCACGCCGGGGTTTCAAGTGTGGGTGGTGCGCGGCGACACGGACGACGGGTTGCACATCAACAGTTTTTACTTTATCCCGCCCTACGGCAAACCCATCATGCTCGGCGAGGGCGTAGACGAATTCATCACGGCGTATCGGCTTTGGTATGAGTACGCCGACGGGCAACCTTGATGCGGTACGCAGCACGACGGGATGCGAATGATGCCGCCATCACCGAAGCCGTCAGAGCCGCAGGGTTTACGGTCTATGACCTCGGGCTGGCAGGGCAAGGCGTACCCGACAAATTGGTTACGGCCCCCGGCTTTGCCGCGTTCCTCGAAATCAAGACCCCGACCGGCAAACTGCGAAAGGGTCAGGAACGCTTTAAGGAGGCGTTTGAGCCTTTGGGTATGTGGTACCTAGCCCGTGACCCTGCCGAAACGGTTGCGTGGCTTCAGACGCGGCTGACGATGAGGTGGGCGTTCCTGCCGTCCGAAAGGGTCTTGCCAGCCGCCCCCGTGTGGACGCTGAAGAAACCCAACCGGGGCATGATACGGGCGAGGTCATCCAACACCGCGTCGAGCCGGTCAGGTTCGATGTGTTCTAGGACATCAATGCAGCAGACCATATCAGCCTCTACGGGAGGCCCGTAGGACGGGAAGGCTGGGTCATAGGGGTAGTAATCAATCGAGATACCCGCAGGCTCAAGGGCGCGTTGCAGGTTCTTCTTGCCAGCACCGTAGTCGGACAACGACTTGATGCCGTTATCCACGATTAACTTTGCAACGATGGGCGCAAAGGCAATGGAAGCAACGCCGTAGTTCGGATTCATGTGCAGTTCAACCTGCTGGGCGCGGTACTCGTCGGAGATAGTAGTCATGCTTGCATCCTTCCCTGTAGGGGTCTAGCATCATCGTACCATAGGGGAGAGTCATGGCTTCGCACGAAAAAACCGCTGCGCTTTTTGTCGGAACCATGTTCCACAGCGCGACCATTACGCACCTTCAACACCTCGCCACCAAGTCTTTCGCGCAGCACATGGCGCTTGCGGAATACTACGAGGCCATTCCCGGTCTTGTGGATAAATATGCAGAAGCCTATCAGGGTAGGTATTCAATCATCACGGGCTACGATGTCGAGTTCCACAAGAACAGCAACCCGAAGGCGTATGTGAAGGGGCTGCTGACCTTCCTCGACGAAATCAAAGGCTCACTCCCGAAAGACTCCGACCTTGTTAACCTGTTTGACGCGGTTGTGGATGGCGTGACGAGCCTCAAGTACAAACTCGAAAACCTCGAATAATGGCGAAGAAAGCGGAACCGCCGCGGATTGCTGCTGCGCTGCAATACCTCCAGCAGATGCGCGACCGTGCCGCTGACTTCGGTGGCGGGGTAGTCGATACGCTCGCAGACCGTGCACGGGATGTCGGTGGACTCGCCTACGAAGCCCTGACGAGCGACCCCAACATCGGGCGCATGACGACGGCAGAGTTCAGCGAAGCCGCCTCCCGCCCAACCCCACGCCTTGACCAAGCCGCGCAAGACCTCGGCACTATCGGCAGGGCAATCGTCACGCAGCCTATCCAGACGGGCAAGGCAATTGTGCGGGGCGAGATAGACCGCGCACAGGAAGCGACGACCAGCCCAAGGGCGGCAGGAGAATACGCAGGCTCATTTATTGACCCTATGCGGATAGCCGCCGCGCTACGCCGAACCGCTCCCGTTCTGGAATTGGATGTTTACCACGGTACACCGCATCGCTTTGAGCCGACCGAGGCTAATCCGTTAGGCGAGTTTGACGCATCTAAGATAGGCACGGGCGAGGGAGAGCAGGCTTTCGGGCATGGCGTGTATTACGCTGAAAACCCAGAGGTTGCTAAGTCATACAAAACGGCAGGAGTTGACAAGAACGACCCTGCATTTGTATCAACGGCACGGCAATACGCGCAAGACCCGTTGTTTGGGGAAACGCTTGCAGAAAAACTTGCCATTTTGCGGCGTGACCCAAATGACCGATTTGGGCAAAAAGCCGCTGATTACCTTGAAAAGAATTACGACGCGCTTCGGAATCAAAGCGGTTCTTTATACAAAGCCGACCTCCCCGACGACATGATTGACCGTATGCTGGATTGGGAAAAACCGTTAAATGAGCAATCAGAGTTTGTAAAAGCCGCTATACGCGCCATGCCAGATGCGCCTGACGAAAGCAAATGGAAAAATTGGACGGGAGAATATTTGTATCGAATTCATCTTCAGCGCGGCGGGAGAGAATCACCTGAAAAACCGTTGAAAGTTACAGCATCGGAAAAATTACAAAACGCCAGTATCCCCGGCATCAAGTATTTAGACGCAGGTAGTCGTAGTCGTGGTCAGAGCGCCACCGGTACCCGCAACTTCGTCGTGTTTCCCGGCGAGGAAAAGAAGGTCAAGATACTGGAGCGCAAGTAAGTTAACCCAGGGCAACAGCGGCAAAGATAGTTTCATTAGATAAACAATCGAGATATATTAACCACGGTATGCCAGCAGGTCGCCCCAAAGGAAGCCCGAACAAGTCAACCCAAGCAGCAAGGGAGGCCATTTCTCGTTTCGTAGATGGCAACGCAGACCGCTTGCAGGGCTGGCTCGACGAGATACACCAAGAGAAGGGCGCAGAGGCTGCGTTCAAGTGCTTCAGCGACTTGCTCGAATACCATGTGCCTAAACTTGCACGCCACGAACACAGCGGCCCAGAGGGCGGCAAGATTCAAATCGAAGCGACATGGGGCAAGCCCGAGTGAAGCAGCGCGTCCTGCTGCCGTATACGCCCCGCAAAGCCTTCCTGCCGTTCCATGAGCGCACCAAACGCTGGGGGTGCCTCGTCGCGCACAGAAGAGCAGGAAAAACTGTCGCAGCGGTTAACGACATCATCCGCGCAGCCTTCATGTACTCCGGGCCGAACGGCCTGTTTGGCTATGTTGCCCCGTACCAGAATCAGGCGCGGCGCATTGCATGGGACTACTTCAAATACTTCGCCGAACCGCTCATCAAGGACGCAAACGAAGCGCAGATGACCCTGACGCTGGTTAACGGCGCGAAGGTTAGCCTGTTCGGAGCCGACAACGCAGATGCTATGCGCGGCCTCGGGTTCAGCGGTATCTACCTAGACGAGTACGGCGACTTCAAGCCCAGCGTGTTCGGCAATGTCATACGCCCAGCCCTATCGGATAAGCAGGGGTGGGCTGTGTTTGCCGGTACGCCGAAGGGCAAGAACCAGTTCTGGGACATCTACGAGACTGCCCAACGCCTGCCCGATGAGTGGTTCCTGCTACGCCTGCCTGCTAGCCAATCAGGGCTGCTACCGCAGGGCGAACTCAACGCAGCAAAGGCGCAGTTGTCGGAAGACCAGTATCTCCAAGAGTACGAGTGCAGTTTCGAGGCGGCTATCCTCGGCGCGTTCTACGGCACAGAGATGCGACAGGCAGATAGTCAGGGGCGCATCAACCCAGATGTGCGGCACGACTCCGGTCACCCCGTATACACGGCGTGGGACTTGGGGTATCGAGACGATACGGCGATTTTTTGGTATCAGGTCATCAGCGGCGAGGTGCGCGTCATCGACTTCTTCGCCATCTCGGGTGCAGACATCCGCGCTATCGCAGAGGTAGTCGTTAACAAAGGTTATCGGTATGCCAAGCATTACCTCCCGCATGACGCTCGGGCAAAGAGCCTGCAGACGGGTCGCAGCATCGTCGAGCAGTTGGCTGACCACCTCGGGATAGCCAATCTGTCGGTCGTTCCTAACATTGGCTTACAAGACGGAATCCAAGCAGTTCGCCAAATGTTGCCCCGAACTTGGTTCAATTCCGTAAAATGTGGCGACGGGATAGAGGCTTTACGCCAATATCAACGAGAGTATGATGAGGACAAGAAAGCGTTCAGGGCATCACCCCGACATGATTGGACATCACACCCTGCCGACGCTTTCCGTATGTTGGCAGTTGCGTGGAGGCAAGAGCCTGCCGCGCAAAAGCCGTTAGAGGGCAAGGTGCTTATCGTTGGGCCGCAGAACGAAGTCACCCTTAACGATATGTGGCAAGTGCATGAGCGCAGCGTCTCAAGGAGGGCGCGAATATGAGTGGCGTTAACATCGCGTATCAATACCCCTACGAGACGGTCGCCGCCTCGCAGACCGCGCAGGTGCTTGGCACCAATGGCGCAGCAAACGACTACCTGCATCGCATCGTGGTGACGGTATCCACGGCTGTGAGTTCGACCGTCAGCATCATCGACGGCAGCACGACCGTGCTTGCCATCCCTGCCAACACGCCCATCGGTGTGTATAGCCTCGAACTTGGCCTCAACGCGGCTACCGGCCCGTGGAAGGTCACGACGGGTGCAGGCGCTGCTGTTCTCGCAGTTGGGTTGTTCAGCAAATGAACCGCAAGCCCGGACTCTACGCCAACATCCTAGCCAAACAGGAGCGCATCAAGGCTGGCTCCGGCGAAAGGATGCGTAAGCCCGGAGAGGCTGGTGCGCCGACCGCAAAGGCGTTCCGCGAAAGCGCCAAGACCGCTAAACCAGAGAAAAAGGGTTACTGATGAGCGCAGCGTGGCAGCGTAAGGAAGGCAAGAACCCGAAGGGTGGCCTCAACGCCGCTGGTCGCGCATCGTACAAGCGTGAGACGGGCGGCACCCTCAAGCCTCCGGTGAAGGGCGGCGATAATCCTCGCCGCGCCTCGTTCCTCGCACGCATGGGCAACATGGCAGGCCCGATGGAGAAGAACGGCAAGCCTACCCGCCTCGCTCTCGCGCTGCGTGCGTGGGGTGCGTCGAGCAAAGAGGATGCGCGTGCGAAGGCTAGTGCCATCTCTGCGCGAAAC